CTGTAACTCAGATGGTAGAGTGCCGAACTGTTAATTCGGATGTCGCAGGATCGATACCTGCCAGACCAGCAACGCGGATATTGCATAGTGATAGTGCGTAACCTTGCCAAGGTTAATGTGCGGGTTTGATTCCCGCTATTCGCTCTAAAAGTTTGATATAATATATATGTACCTGCCAATTGGGGGTACATAACTTATTCGCTTGAAAGGGGAATAAAATGGTAGTAACACATGCAATGGATCTATTCAATGATCCTTTTTTTATTGGCTTTAACAGAGAGTTAGGCCGCTTAAATACCGCACATAAAACAAACTCACAGACATATCCTCCATATGATCTTCTCAAACTAGATGAAGATACATATAGGATTTCTTTGGCTATTGCTGGATTTTCCAGGGAAGATATTAATATCTCAGTAGACAAGGGAACTCTTATTATTAAGGGTGAAATTGTAGAGGTAATAGATGCCGAAGTTGTTCACAAGGGTATTGCTGGTCGTAAATTTGTACGATCATTTGCTCTTGGAGAATATATGGAAGTAACTGGTGCAGAAATGAAGGACGGTATGCTACATATTAATGTAGATCGTATTATTCCTGAAGATAAAAAGCCAAAAACTATTGAAATCAAACTTGCTAAAAAGTAGTATATAGGCTATAATTATATAAGAGACCTAGGTATGTCTTTAAACTGCCCCTTAATATTAGGAGATAAAAATGGCAGCAAAGGGTAGTCTAGAAGCAATCATTGAGGTTGCAAAGAAAGAGTTAGGAACCATTGAAGGTCCTAAAGATAACGAAACAAAGTATGGTGCATGGATGAAGGTTAACTTCCAGCCTTGGTGCCAGTCATTCGTTTCTTGGTGTGCAATGTCAGCAGGGCTTTCAAAGTTCCCAAAGTCTGCATCAACATTAGCAGCATCAGATCAGTTTAAAAAAGAAGGCCGTTGGTCAGATGCTCGTAACGATGATCCACAAGCAGGAGACTGGATTTACTTTGATTTCCCAGATGATGGTGTAAATCGTATTTCACATGTTGGTATTTGCATTAAGAACAATGGTGACGGAACTATCCAAGTTATTGAAGGAAACACTTCAGGAACTGCAAAGGGAGACCAGCGCAACGGAGGAATGTGCGTTGAGAAAACTCGTGGCTATGTTAAGAACAATAAAAAGAAATTACTTAATGCTGTAGTTGGTTGGGGTCGTCCAGTTTATGCTGGTGAAGAAAATGCTCCACTACTAAATAAACTAGCAGCAACGCCAGCAGCAGCAACGTCTCCAGATGCTGCTAAGAAGTTAGCAACGACTAAATCTTCTGGTGGTGGCAAAGGAAATCAGGTTAAGTAATTGCCAGTTTATGATTATACATGCACGGTGTGTTTAATATCTATTGAATTTAAAAGAGAATTTGGTGAAGATAGAGAACCATCGTGTTGTAATCAAACAATGACAAGGCAATGGTCTGCTCCTACCGCTATATTTAATGGTACTGGATTTTACTCAACCGACAACAGAAAGTAGCAGTATAATATGAATATGACAATAACGGAAGATGTTGTAGAAAAAGAGTGGTTATTAAAAGCAACAGATCGCTGTGATTCTTGTTCATCAGAAGCACTTGTTAAGGTAACTGGAATATCTGGAGACCTAATGTTTTGTGGACATCACTATAATAAAATTATGAATGATGCAGGTGGATATAAAAAGATGATGTCTTTTGCATTAACTTTGATTGACGAACGAGAAAAATTGGCGGTATAAATAATGTATGAATACTATGTAAGAAAAGTGGAGAATGTAGTAGATGGAGATACCATTGACGTTCTTATTGATTTAGGGTTTGATATTTTGTTTCAGTCCCGTGTAAGATTGGCTGGTATTGATACCCCTGAGTCCCGTACAAAGGATCTTGTTGAGAAGGCTCTTGGTCTTGAGGCTAAAGAGTATCTAAAGAAGTCTTTTAAAGATGCTAAGTCTGTTGTAATTAAGACTGAAAAAATGGACTCATCTGAAAAGTATGGTCGCATTTTGGGCTGGGTATATGTTAATGGAGATACAGTATCTCTCAATGATAAAATGATCAACGATGGCTATGCATGGGGATATCTTGGAGATACTAAAGTTAAAGATTTTGCAGCACTTAAAAAGGCCAGATTAAAATCAGGTAAGTAATGGATATAAAAAGTCAGGCATTGCTGGAGCATTTAATAATGCAGGGTGCTATTGAGATGTCTGGGATTGATCAATCTGGTGAAATGACTTACTCAATTACCGATAAGTTGCAAAAGGTTCATCCAGAACTGTATATGGAACTTAAAGATGAGTTTGAGTTTAATATGTTTGAAATGATAAATCAAGGACCAAAAATTATGACATGGAAAATTAGGACAAGATAAATGAAAATGATTCTTTATTTTACCGCTGACTGGTGTAATCCCTGTAAACAAACAAGGCCAATTGTTGAAGAGTTAAACCGTGAACAAATAATGGCTAAATTCTTTATCATTGATGTTGATTCAGAAATTGAGATGGCTCAGGATTTTGAGATTAAATCTGTTCCTACTTTTGTAGTAATGAAAAACAACAAAGAGATTCATCGTGTAACTGGTGCAAAAACCAGGCAGCAATTAGAAGAATTAATTAGATATGAATAACCCTGAAGACGATCTAATAAACAATCTAATACTTCAAGGTGCCCTAGAGGTTGCTGGGTTAGACTCTGAAACTGGAGAGTTTCTTTATGCTATAACCTCTAAGATGAAGGATGTTATGCCAGATATGTATGAGGATCATCTTAAGACAGTAAACAGGGACCTGCTAAACCTGTGGGAAAAAGGTTATGTAAATATTGACCTTTTTTTACCAGACCCAGTAGTTACTATATCCGAAAAAGGTCTTGACAAGGCTGAGATTTCTAAACTCACTAAGCCAGAAATCTGGGCATTAGAAGAAGTCAAAAGACTATTAAAGAAGTAAAATCTGATATAATCAATGTATAGACTAGGAGGTTTATTATGAACCACATTAAAGAAGGCGATTTTGTTATGGGGTCTACCTCTGAAGGAATGATCCACGGCATAGTAGAGCACATTATGATTGAAGGCGGAACACTAGGTACTCCTGGATCAGAGTATGCCCTTGAATCAATGCCACCAGAAAACCCAGCAATGTCTGTTAGAATTTATAAAGAAGAAGATGGTAAGTGGGAACCAACTGCTTACAGTATTGGAATGATGTATATGGATGCAAAGGTTGTTGACATAGAAGATCCTAATATGAAAGACGAAAATAAAGAAATGGATTCAGAAGTTGCAATGGCAATGTATGATTCATCAATTGGAAAATCAGAAGAAGTGGAAAATGAAATGGAAAAAGCAAAAAAGCCTAACTATGGTGAAATGATTCAACCACGTCGTGGTGGATCAACACCTTCAAATCCTAAACTATATGCAAGAGTTGTTCAAGCAGCAAAAGATAAGTTTGATGTGTATCCCTCTGCAGTTGCAAACTCTTGGGTAGTACAAGAATACAAGCGTCGTGGTGGAACATACAAGTCTAAAAAAGAATTAGGATCAGATAATTTTTGGAATGGATTTTTAAAATAATGCCAAAGAAAAAAGCACAATCATTTAATGCAACACAAATTAAAGACGGAAAGATTGTACGCATGAATAAAAACGGTACAGTTAAATCTATTCTTGGTCCATATGAAGTAAAGCATACAAAGAAGGATAAATAATGGCAGAGACATACTCACCTAATGCAGGCATGAAGGCTGCTGCAAGACGTGCTTTAAAGTATAAAGAAGATGGTAAAGCAAGAGGTGCTGGTACTCCAGTAGGTTGGGGTAGGGCAACTGATATCGTAAATGGTGCAGCCATGTCTCTTGATACTGTTAAAAGAATGTACTCTTTCTTTTCACGTCACGAAGTAGATAAAAAAGGAAAAGATTTTGATAACGCAGAGAATCCATCTAATGGCAAGATCATGTGGTTAGCCTGGGGTGGAGATGCAGGATTTGCTTGGAGTCGGGCAATAGTAAATAGAGAAAAAGGTAAAGCAGAAAAAGCATGGGATGGAAGTCCATTTAGTTTAAGGGGGAAATAAATTATGGAAGACTTAACAGTTGAAGAAGTAAGACAGTTAGTTATATTTTATAAGCAAAAGGCAACAGACATGGAGTTTAACTTGTTGCAATCACAGTTAAAACTTAATAGAGTTTTGGCTGTAGATCCAGCATCAGAAAAAAATAATATTAGCAAAAAAAATAACTAAATAGTTAGGAGAAACCATGGAGATTGCCTTAGTTGTTGGCTTGACATTGGCTGTGTTTTCCTCTATACTTATAGTAATAAGTAAAAAAGAAAAGAAATCTTTTAACAAAACTTTATATCGTCAAAGCGATATGCACAATATGTTAAAAGAATTTTTCTTTAGAGATATTTTTGATAACGAAGTTGCTTCTTCTCAATCTAAGATTTGGAAAGAAAAGAAAACTACTAAGTTTCTTGTAATAGATCAAAAAGCATATTGGGTATCTAATAATATGTTCTATGTTGGTGACACAGATAATGGTCAGGTTAGACCAGAGACTGGAAAACCAATAGACATATCAACGATGTCTCCAAAAGAAGTAAACAAAATGTTATTCATCCTGGATAACTTAAATGGTGGGAGAAAAAATGATAGTGGCGGTGCAAGGAACTAACGAGTTTGATGACTACAACTTGTTTCTTCGTGCAATGAGCGTTGCATTATCAGGAATGAAGAATGATGAAAAGGACTTTACAATTTATTCTGTTGGTCCTGCAAGAATTAATTCTTTTGTTTCAGAATTCTCAAACCTTTCAGAACGAGGCATGAAAGCCAGGGGTCGTAAAATAAAGTTTTATAAAGTTCCAGAATCTTGGGTTCAAGAAAATATGGAGAACATAAACTATTTTGCATTCTTAAGTAAGCCAAAAGAATCTGTATCAAAATTAGTCCACTCTGCAGAATTAAAAAATGTAGAAGTTGGAATATTCCGTTATTAATAGAAAGAGTATCATGATAATCAATTCATTAGCACACATGGAAACAATTGTTTCAAAGAATAAAGAACTAGCATGGATAGGCTGGGATGTTGTAGAGCGTAAGAGATCAGATCTTGCCAGAACATCACCAAGCGGTGTACGTGTAAAAAATGCATGGTACCTACAAAAAACTTTTAACCTTAATCGTAATGGTTGGGATATTCCAAACAAATACGGTCAGTAAATGAAACAACATTTGTGGAAAGATGAAGCAGCCTGCCTTGGACTTGATACTAATATATTTTTTGATAAGTATGAAGAAGTTCTTGATGTCCGTCCAATTGTAGATTCAATGTGCCAAAGGTGTCCAGTGTCAAGTATTTGCTTTGCTAACGGAGTTTCTGGTAAAGAGTATGGTGTTTGGGGTGGTGTATTCCTTGAACTAGGAAACATCTCTAGAGAGTTTAATAAACATAAAACTAAGCAAGACTGGGCTAACACCTGGCAAGCATTGACGATGGAGAAGTAGTTGTATACAGATCAAATGCGTAGGGCTTTTCATTCTATCATTCCCCCAAATAATTTTAAGATAGAATTAATTGATAATGAACATTTTTTAACAATTAAACTAGATGAATATGTATTTGCAAGAATGGTCCATGATGACAAAATACAGGCATTACAATATGTGCTGAATGCAAAAAAAGCATTAGAGATGGAAGGCGCAATAGTGTTAGTTACAAGAGAGGCTATTAAGTGACAATATTTATATCTATAGCATCTTTCCGTGACCCAGAACTTGAGTACACTATTAAGAGTGCTATTGACAATGCAAGCAATCCAGAAAACCTACACTTTGGTGTTGTTTATCAAGGCCTGCCATTAGAAATGCCAAACTTTGACTCAGTTCCAAACCTATCCCTTGTAACTATGCACTCTAAAGAAGCCAGAGGTGCGGGGTATGCAAGAGCAAAGGCCATGGAACTATACAAGAACCAAGACTACTTCCTTCAAATTGACTCACATACAAGGTTTGCAAAAGACTGGGACACTATATCTATTGATCAACTAGAAAGGGCTAAGAATATTTCTGGTCATTCATCAGTTCTTCTTTCATATTTTCCAGCACCGTTTGAGCCAGAAAGTAATGGCGGTATGCATTTAATAAAAAAACACCCAAAGATAAAGTCATACCCAACCAGACAGAAGATAGCCTTAAATAGAAAGAATCAATGGACTGCAGAAAGACTTGAGTTTATAAATAGAGCCAAAGAAAATCCAGAAATATCAGAGACAGTCCTTGGTGGTTTTATGTTTTCTTACGGGACAATGGTTGATGAAATTCCATACGATCCAGATCTAAGTTTCTTTGGTGAAGAAATTTGTTTTGCTATGAGGGCTTGGACTAGAGGTTGGGATATTTATTCCCCTGCAAAAAATATTGTTTATCATTTTTATTCTCGTGGTGGATACTATAAAATCTGGGGAGACAGAAACCTAAGAGGTTTATCTTGGAAAGAGTTAGAAGAAATATCATACAAGAAACAAAGAAGAATTCTTTGTGGTGAAGAAGAGGGAATATTTGGTGCTGGAAACGTTAGAACCCTTGCAGAGTATGAGATCTTTACTAATACTAACTTTAAAGATTTTTATAGTTTGACAAACCCACGGCATTAGGATATACTTAAAACATGTGGGGTGGGGATATGAAAGATATTTTTATTGTTGTTTTTGCAACATTGTCAGTTTGCTTTGCATTGTCATATCTTTTGGTGTTAAGACAATCCGTTAGACTTAAAAAAGATATTGCAAGACTTTTTATTGAAAATACTTTGCTACAAGAATATGCTGACATAACAAAATCTATGAAGACAAGAGAAGATTCAGACGAATCAGTACATAAAGAAAACTTTATTAAATTTCTTTCTGACTCACGAGACTGGGCTTTCTCATATATTGAAAACGTACAAAAAGGATTAACCAAGTTTGTTAACGATGTTGATGCAGATGTATCATACTTTGAAGAATATGGAGAAGCCCTATCTATGTCAAGACCAGATTATCCATCTATGAAA